GAACCAGATCATGCAGACGATCTGCGCCCCCGCGGCGATGGTGATCAGGATCACGCAGAGAAAGATGGTCCCGACCACCAGCGGGTTGTCGGTGCGGCGCCGTCCCGGCGCGATGAAGTCCTGGAACGGCGTGCGGCGGATCACGGCCGATCGGCTAGCCATGGTGGCGGCCTCCCCGCGCGTGCTTGTAGAGATGCCAGAGGAGGCGTCCCGCCCCGATGTCGATGATCAGGTTGGGAATCCAGATCCAGTTGGCGCTGTACTCAACGGTGGCGTGCGCCTGCTCGATGAAGCCGACGATTTCGGCGATGGAGGCAATCTCGACCCACGCGAGCAGGAACCAGAAGCAGAGGAACATCTGGCGGAAGGAGGACACCAGGTGCCCGTCCGACCGCTTGAAGTAGAACCAGAGCAGGGCCAGGAACACGACGGCCATGGTCCGGGTGACGAAGGCGGCGAAGATCAAGAACTCGCTCATCCGGCGAGCACCTCGCAGATGTAGTGCAGGTCCGGCGGCAGCGGAAGGATGAGCCCCGCCAGCCGCAGCACGCCGTCGTTGAAGAGCCGCAGGCAGCCGTAGGTCGCCCGGAGCATGTCGCCGGGGCCCGGGGCGCCGCCATGCAGGCCGAGGCCGGTGCGCCCCTGCTGCTTGGCGACCAGCGCTTCTCCGTCGAGCGGGTCCAGGAGAAAGAACCAGGGCCCGAAGGTGGGGAAGTGCGCGGTGTCTGTCGGATGAAACGAGACGGCCTTGACGAGCCGGTAGGTCCCGGCCGGGTGATCGCCGCCGACGCGCGTCGGGTCCTCGATCACGTTGTTGGCCCGGGCGGCATTCTGGTTGTCCGCTTCGCCGCGGCAGCGCCAGGGCCCGAGCAGCGTCCGCCCCTCGGCCTCGACCCAGAACTGGCCCTCGTGCTCACGATTGCGGGGCAGGCGGCTGTGGAGGATCATCATGTCCACGCCGTCTCGCCGATGCTGATGAGATCCTCCAGCGGCGCCCGGCTGTCGACCGCGCCGCCGTCCCACTGCACCCAGGGCTTGCCGTCTCGGCCCGGCCAGAGCGTGGCCTGCACGCGGTGGCCGACGCGCAGGCCGCAGTCGAGGAACGTGGTGAGCCCGGCCTTGCCGCAGCGCAGGCCGAACTCGAAGTCCTCTAGCAAGAGGTCCTCGCAGGTCGGCACCTGGCCGCAGCGAAACCACGGCATCTCCAGCCGCTCGAACACGGGACGGCGGACCAGCAGGCAGCCCGTCCCCATGGCGGGCACGGCCTCCAAGCCCGAGAGCGGCAGGTCCTGCAAGAGCCAGCGCACGGGCGGCTCCATCGTGCGCATCGCCGCCACCCGGTGCGGCGGGAAGCGTTCGAGCACGACGCCGCCGACGATGTCGACGCGCCACTGCAGCAACTGATCGAGCGTGTGCGGGGGCGGCTGGCAGTCGCTGTCCACGAAGAGGACCCAGTCCCCGGCGGTGTGGGCCACCCCGAGGTTGCGCTGGCGCGGGATCGAGTTGCCCTTGGGGCCGATCACGTGCACGTCGGCGGGGAGCGCCCGCAGCCAGAGCGCCAGGCCCCAGTCGACCTCGCCGCGGTTGAGCACGCAGACGACGCCCGCCACCCGGGGGCGCGAGACCGCGCGGAAGGGGGGCGGGGTGCTCACGCCGCCTTCACCTGGCGCATCACCAGCCGGTAGAAGGCCCCGACCGGATCGGTGTCCCAGCGCACCAGATCGAAGAGATCACCCTCGGCGGTGAGGATCTGGTCGTCATCGTCGGGCGGCGCCGCGAGCACGGCGGTGGCGATCAGGTAGCGCACGTCGCCCGTCTTGTAGACGCCCGCCGCCGCGGCCACCTCGGCCGCCGAGAGGATCGAGCGCACCGCGGTCAGGCTGCTCACGTCGTAGCTCGGGGTCCAGGCCCCCGTGCTCGGGGTGAAGCTGCGGCCCGTGTAGCGCCGGTAGGTGATCGGCCGGGCCAGTTGCGGATCGGCCGTGACCCCGAGCGCGTCCTGGGCGATCAGGGCCGCCTCCGATGGGAGGACGAAGTCGAGCGGCGACATCTGGCCGCTCATGGCCGCCTCCGGAGGAAGAGCCAGACCACCCGGGGCAGGTTCCAGAGGATGATGCGCCCCCAGGCCCGGATCGCGCGGGCGACCTCGGTCACGGCGCGAAGCCCTCCGGGGCGCCGTCGGCGGGCGTGTTGTCGTAGTTCGAGCGATCGACCCCCGCGCTGTCGATCATGTGGTCGGCCACCGACTCGAACTCGAAGGGCACCGCCAGCGCCGCCTCCCGCAGGGCCTTGGCCCGGTCCAGCAGCGCCCGCGAGACGGACTTCCGGTCCAGGCTGAAGCCCGTGACCGAGTAGCTGATGGCGTTGCGCGCGTAGAGCCCGGCCAGCGCCTCCAGCGCCTCGGCCGCGGCCAGGCGGGCGTCACCCGACCAGTTACTCAGGAGGCTGTCGAGTTCCTCATCCTGGAAGAGCGCGGTGGCGCCCACCGTGTCCGGGATCAGGAAGCGGACGTAGTCGCGGGCGCCGGTCCAGGGCTGACTATAGGTGAACGACACGGGCCACCTCGTCCCCGAGCGGCTCCCGGTAGGGCAGCAGCCCGAATGGTCCCGACCACTGGGCCCACAGGCCCTCGTCGCCGGGGTAGAGCACACAGCGCACGTCGTGGCCGACCTTGACCAGGGGATCGAGGTAGACGGGGAAGCCCGCCTCGGCGGCGCGCAGGCAGAAATCCGTGTCTTCTGCCAGGAGGTCGGCCGAGAGTTGTCCACAGCGGAACCACGGCGCGCCCAGGGCCAGGAAGACCTCCCGGCGCACCAGGAGGCAGCCCGTGCCCGCCGCCACCACCGGGAAGGGCTCGGTCTGCCCCTTGAGATCCGTGGCGCGGTAGCGGGTGAACGGCTCGAAGCTCCGGATCGCGCAGAGGTCGAAGGGGGCGACGCGCTCGACGCAGGCGCCACTGACGAGCGGCAGATCGTGGCTCAGTAGCCGCTCGATGGCGCCCGGAGGCGGGATGCAGTCGTTGTCCACGAAGAGCACCCAGGGGCGGTCCTGCACCAGCATCTGCTGGGCGACCAGGTTGCGCTGGTGCGCGATCTGGTTGCCCGGGATGCGCAGCACCTGGGTCGGCTGATAGGGCTGGAGCGTATCGAGCCAGGCCTGCAACTCATCGCAGGCCGGACCCTTGCCCGTGAGGATGCCGATAATCCCGTTCATGGGAAACCGGCGGCGAGAGAGACCGCGGGCGGCGCCGACACTAGCGCGGTGTCGACGCCCCGCCCGCGGGGCCGCATCCCCTCCCGCCGCCGGAAGCGGCTCAGGTCGCGAGCGCCGGTTAGGCGCCCTTGACCTTGATGAAATACTTGTTGTCGATCGCGGCGATGCCGCCGTAGTAGCGCACCTTGAACCGCGCCACCACGTCCCGACGGAAGGCCGCCTCGTCGTCCTGGCGCGCCCGCAGGGTCTGCAGCGGCCAGATCTCCTGCCAGATGAACTGCTTCTGCGGATCGCCGATGAACCAGTCGTCCGACTGGCTGTACCGGCTGCCGGAGATCCCGGCGAGGTAGTCGAGCAGGGGCGAGGACAGCGGCACCAGCCCCGGCGCGATGGAGGAGACGATGGCCGCGCCCTCTTCCTGCACGCCGCCCGCGGTCGCGGTGTTGCCCACCCGCACCGTGGTCGCCTGGATGATGCGCGCGGCCGTCGCCGCCTTCTTCCGCGAAGTCAGCAGCACCCGCGGAGTGAAGGTGATCGGCAGCCGCTCCGACACGATGGCGCGGTCGTCCTTGAGGTTCGCCGCCGCGTACTGCAGGGTCTCATCGATGTCGGTCCAGTCCTGCAGCGCGGTGGTGGTGGACTGGTAGTTGCTGTTGCCGGTGGCATACAGCGTGGCCACCGAACCGCTCGGCCGGTAGACGTCCTTGAAGCCCGGCGCGCCGGAGCCCACGTCGATGACGCCGGAGAGGATGGCCAACTCCTTCTCCTCGGCGGTCATCTCCCCGAGCCGCTGCGCCCGCATGAGCACCTGGCCCGTCTGGTCGAAGAAGATCGCCTCCTCGGTCACCTCCAGGATGCGGCCCTTCTTCGCGGTGTCGGTCGTGACGTACTTCTCCGCGAACCCGCTCTCCTGGTACGGCATGCCCTCGGGCACTTCGGTCGGGCCTTCCAGCGAGGTGAACCCGACGATGCGCTCCTGCTTCAGCTTCGACTGCATGACCTGGGTGAGACGGTCGCCGATCATCGGCACGGCGTTGTACGCCTCGATGACCTTCGCGGCGATGAGCACGCCCGTCGCCGACGGGAAGGCGGTGCTGTCCACCGCCTCCTGCATGGTCAGGTAGTTGAAGCGACCGGCCCGGGCGTATCCGGCGAGCGTCTCCTCGGCCGGACCCACCAGGCCCTCCCAGAGGGCGCGGAGGGAGAAGTCGTCGGGCCGCACCTTCGGGATCGACTTGCCCGTCTGATCCTTGCCCTCCAGCAGGTCGGCCATGAGGCCGACGAACCCACGCGTACCACCGGCGGCGCGGTAGATGTCCTTGACGTCTTCGGTCTTCAGCATGAGTCGTCGCCTCCTTGAGGGCGGTGCTCTCTGCCGGGGCGCGGGCCCCGGCAGGGTTGTCAGGTCGCTCCGTCTTAGCTGGTCAGGAACTGGCGGGGGCCAGCGCCCGACTCGTGGATGCCGCAGATCTCGAACTCGACCACTCCGCTCACAGCCGCGTACCGCTTGTGCGCCTTGCCGATCGCGATCTCGCGCGACAGGCTGTTGAAGTCCTGGGGGCCGGTGACCGTGCCCTTCGCCACGACCTGGGAGTAGAGCAGGTTGCCCGACGGGTCCTTGACCGGGACGATGAGGTCCCCGACGTCGAAGGTGTAGGGCGTGTCCGTGGGCATGCCGACCACGCCGCGACCCGTGATGCTGCAGAGCAGGTTGACCGTGTCGACCGACTGGCAGACGCCGAGGAAGGCCTCGGCGACCTTCGCCTGGCTGCCCGCGGTCGAGCCGGTCCAGGCCGACGTGCTGGAGAACGGACGCGCGCAGCCGCCCGCCACGCCGCTGACGCCGCGGCGGTCGTACCACATCAGGTCCCCGATGGCGGGCGCGTCGCCCGAGGCGTAGCGGTACTGCTTCAGCGACTTCGGGTTGGCCGAGAGATCCCAGCGTGCGCGGTAGCTCATTTTGTACCTGCTTTCCTTGTCACCGGGTCGGGGTCAGCGGTCAGAGCGCACCGGTACTGCCGCCCGGAAAATGTGGAGCCCCGTCGCGTCGTGAGACACGAAGCCCACCGTTGCGACTTGCGCCGCATGCTGGGCCACCCGCGAAGGCCGGGGCAGGAACTGGGTCACGTCGCGTTACGACTCGGTGCCCGCGTCGAAGGCGGTGATCAGGCTGATGGCGCCGTACACTTCGCCGTTGAGATCGACCGTCACCGTGTCCACGGCCTCGGTGATCTTCTGATCGGGCGGAAAGTAGACCTCGCCCCACTTGATGCCGCGGTTCGAGACGCCCTGCGGATCGGTCCACAGGACCTCGACCGTCACCGTGTGCTTCTCCGAGTCCGAGAACGGCGGCGTGGTCGCGAGGACCTGGCCGAGCGGATCGCTGTTCCGGATCTGGGTCGTGGCCTTGGACGACAGCCACGAGCGTCCGCCGATGTTCTTGAAGTTCACCCCACCGGGCGTCTTGATGATGGTGAGGATCTTGGAGAAGTTCGGCTCCGAGTTCGCGAGCCGGAAGTTGCAGGAGAACGGCAGCGGGGCGAGCAACGGATCGTCCGGCGGGCTCACGTAGTGGCTGTCCGCGGTGAACCGGCCCCGATCGAGCACGAGCGTCTCGCCCGCCCGCGCCCGATCCACGGGCCCCGTCACCGCCCCGCGGAACGGTACCTCGAAGAAGTAGGGGGGCGTGTTGCCGCTGTAGAAGCGCAACTGGCCCACCTTGATGTAGTAGCTCTGGAAGTTGCTCATGGGCTCCTCGTCCTCCTGGTGTGGGCCGGTGGGCCTAGCGGATCACTGCCTCGCGGAGCCGCTGGTGCAGATCGCCGCTGCCCTCGCCGCCGTCCTGCCCCTCGGTGAGGACCCCTGCCTTGCCCTCGGACCGCGGACGCTGGCCGCCCTGCGCCTTGGTCATCGAGGTGTAGCGGTCGTCCAGCAACCCGCCCCACTTCGCCTCGTCGGCCTCCATGAGCGAGGAGACGAAGACCTCGGACACGACCTCCTTGACCTTCCCGAACTTCTTGCCGAGGTCGTGCTTGTCGATGGCCTCCTGCAGCTTCACGCGCTTGGCGGCCACCGCCTCCTTCGCCTTGAAGGCGTCCACCTCGACCTTCAGGCCGTCGCGCTCCTTGGTGATGGTGGCCACCGACTCGGTCAGGGTCTTCTTCTCCTGGGCCGCGGCGTCGATGGACTCCTGCAGCTTGGAGGCATCCGCCTTCGGGACGAACCCGAGCAGATCACCGACCTGCTTCTGAACGTCGGCGTGCTCCTTCAGGTACTGGGTGATCGTGACCGCGTTCATCTCCATGTCGATAGCCTCCTGAGTGGTGGTGGGGAAGCCGATCACGGCGGCGACGTCGGGGCTCGCGCCCGCGGGGGTCAGCCGGATCGTCTGCGTGCGCTTGAAGGACTCCGGCGCCTGGACCAGCCGGTGCGCGGTGTCGGTGTCTTCCACGAGCGTCTTGAAGCCGTGCGCCTTGGCCCAGGCCTGCGCGGCGCTCGCCTGCCAGGTCGCCTTCGGAAAGAGCAGGCTGGCCACCTGCGCCTCGGGGCCCGCCTCGGCGATGGTCTGGAAGATGGCGCGGTCGACGCGCAGGAAGGCCTGGCTGTCGTCCTCGTCCGCCCCCTGCGCCTCGAAGAGGCCCTTGGTGCTGGCCGGATCGCTGACCAGATCGCCCGAGCGCAGCGCGACGATCTCATCCACGACCTCGGTGTCGCCCTCCATCCGCACGAGCCCCTTGCTGACCAGGCTGTTGCCGACCTGATCGCCCAGGCGCTCGGCCAGGCTGAAGACCCACGGCGCGTGGTGCTCCAGCAACTGGAGGTCGCTCTTCACGCTGCCCGTCGGGGCGTCGTAGCGGACGTTGACGTGGCGGCCGATCAGATCCTTGACGTCGCGCGGCTTGAACGCCAGTTCCGGGCTCACGTGGTTGGCGTAGGCCGGGATGCCCTCGGCCATGCTGGCGATCTGCTTGAGCGCGTTCTCGCTGTACTTGCGCTTGCGGTTGACGCCGTTCGAGGAGGCCGAGGTGATGAGCGTCGTGCCCTCGATCGTGTTCGTCTCGCGATTGATGTGGCCCGTGCCCCAGGGCCCTGCGGGGCGCGACTCGACCAGCGCCTGCGCCTCAGCGAGCGCGGCGGCTTCCTGGACGGGCTGCTCGGTCGGGCTGAACTCGGCCGTGACCTCGACCGGCTCGCCCTCGATGACGGCCTCCGTCCCTTCGATGTGGTAGGAGACCTGGTAGAGCGAGCCCTCCTGGCACGCATAGATCGCGGTGCCCGGGAACGTCGCGATGACCTGGTGGCGCGACGGCGCGACCTCGGGGTGACTGTCGTCGTCCTCGCCGTCCTCGATCTCGTCGCAGGCGTCCTGCACCGCGGCGATCACGGTCTCGAAGCTGAGCGTGCCGCCCTGGATGGCCGCGAGCCCGTAGAGGTAGAGGCTCTCCTGCAGGCACTCCAGGTCCTCGGTGATCTCCGCCTTGAGGGTGGCGGGGGCCGCCTCCATCTGCGCCATGAGCTTCGCCACGTTGGTGCGCAGGCGCCGCCCGGCAACCTGGGAGACGGCCTGCTGGAGCACCGCGGGCAGATCGTCCCCGCTGGAGCCCTGGCTCTTGTAGAGCCCGCGGAGCTTGCGCAGCGCGCTCGCCCGCTCGGCCGGGCTCAGGCTGACCTTGTTGCCGCGGAAGCCGGGCCCGAGCGCCGCCGCCGCGCGCCCCAACTGCGCGGTCGTCACTTTCCCCGGGGTCTCCTCAACGCGCAGCTTCCAGGTCGAGGGCTCATCCGGGTTGGGCACAACAAGGTAGGCGCCGCTACTGAACTGCTGACCGCCTTCGGTCTTCTTGCCCATTGCCGTCTAGGATGACGGCAGCGTGGCGAAAATCGCCTATGGATTCGCTGGCTTACGTGTAGAGCTTAGTGGAGCTTAGTCGAGCTTGGTGGTGCTTTTCCGGTTCAGACGAACAGTTCCGAGATGTGATCGTGGGTCAGCCCACGGCGATGCAGGAACGTCACGATGTCCTTGCGGAAGATCCGGTAGCGAGGCGCGCCGTTGCCGGTGCCGCCGACGTTCAGGGCGGGGAGCTTGCGTCCGCGAATCCAGCGCAGCACGGTTTCTTCGTTCACGTCGAGCCAGCGCGCGAGGATCGCGACCGTGATGTGACGGCTGCGCTTCTTGGTGGGTGGGGTCATGCGGGCTCCTGTACGTGAAGAGGCACGTCAGCGTGGACGCGGACCTCGTGGAGGAAATCATCGCTGCCCTTGCGGATCAGGGCCCCATCGGGAATCGCGGCCGTCGGAACCGTGACGATACCGAGATGCTGCTTGTCGAGCGCCTTGAAGGCTTCCGCGTCGCCGAAGATCAGCGGATTCTTGACGGGCGCATAGCGATCCTCGACACGAAACGCCTGGTAGTCGGCCCCGAGCGCCTTGATCGCGTCGGTCTCGCGCGCCTGCATGTAGGCACTGTGGGCGTCGTGGCCGAGGCTGCGCAGCCCCTTGTCCAGTTCGGGCTGAGGCCGCAGCACGTCGTCGGCATAGCCGCCGTACTTCTCCATATCGAAGACGTGCGTGACCGGCTTCACGTTCGCCTCGTAGTTGCCCATGGCATAGTCGACGGCCCGCTGGAAGGTGCCCGCGGGCAGGCCCATGCGCTGCTCATCCTCGCGCGCCCAGGTCTCCAGGAGGCCGCGGGTGATAGCGCCGGACATGTCGGGCGCGCGGTGAGCCAGGTCGATCTCGCGACCCAGTTCCTTCAGCATCAACTCGGCGTCAGCCTGGCTGGTGGTGAAGCTCACGCCGGGACGCCCCGCACCGCCCCCCATGCCGCCGCCATCCGATTGCGCGAGCAGTAGGCCCGCCTTCTCGATAGCGGGGGCGGCCACGGTGGTGTGGTACAGGGTCGGCGGTAGGTCAGCCTTCGAGATGGGAGCGCTCAGCAGATCGCCATGCTTCTTGTCCTTCCACTTCTGTTCACCGCCCCAGCTATCGACCGGCTCCAGGTCGTCGGGCCGCATGTAGATCTTGGGCTCGATGTCCCCGTGCCGCTGGTGCGCCGCGTCCCCGATGCAGATGCGCCGTCCGCGGTAGGTGATCCAGTGACAGGCGTCGCCAGCCTCCCCGAGCGTCCGGAGACCCAGCCGCGCCTCGATCGCCTCCGGCTCCAGCGGGAGGCCATCGCCCCACGGCATGGCGGGACGCAGCGCCAGCAGCTTCGGCGGGTCCTGGTCTGCCTCACTGACCGTCTGGTCGCGCCGCCAGCCGAACGCGCCGGGGCGCCATGCTTCGTACGTCCCCTTGAACGGGTTGTTCGGCTGGACGGCGAGCCAGTAGGCGGCCTGAATCGTGTCGGGGCTCTCGTGCAGGGTGTCGGCGACCTGCCGGACCTGATCCGCCACCAGCACGTGACCGATGGAGCCCCAGACCTTCGCGTCCATCATCGAGGTGACGCTGCCCAGGCGCTCGCCCTTCGGGCCCGGGCCGTCCTTGGGCATGGCCCGGCCCTGCGCCAGCGCCGCGTAGGCGATGGCCTTGGCCATGTGGCCGTCGATGGTCACCGCGCGCGTCTGGCCGGGCGCGAGGATGTTGTTGTAGAAGCTCGCGGTCTTGAGCGTGCCCAGTTGCTCGGCGAGGTTGGCGGCCGAACCGTCGCGCAGGATCGAGAACGCCTTCTCGACGCTCGACGTGGGCGAGAGCATGCCGGGACCCAGGTGCCGGTCGGCATTGTGGCCGTTGGGGTCGTAGAGCGCCTTCACGCCCGCGGCTAGTTCCGCGGGCGTCTGGTGATCTTCGGTGTGGTCGGCGAAGTAGCGGACGACGGAAGCCGCGTCCACCTTGTTGCCCGCCAGGCCGTACTGGGTCTTGTACTCCCACGGATTCTGGGGCGAGAGCGCCGCGATCACGCCCACCGCCTGTTCCAGGGTGATGGGAGCCTTGCCCATCAGATCGGTGGCGAAGGCGTGCGCGTCGGGATACCAGTGCCGCGCTTCCGCCAGGAGTTGCACGTTGACCGTGCCGTCGGCATTCGAGATCTTGGCGAGGATCTCAGCCCGCATGCCCTCGCGCGTGAGCCCGTAGGCGGCCAGGCCCTTCTCGAACTTCGCCCGATCCTTCGGGCTGAGCGCGGCTTCCTCGGTGGTGGTGACGACGGTGGACGACGCCCCCGCATGGGCGTGCCCGCCCGTGATGCAGATGCGACGGCCCTGGTACGTGATCCAGTGGCAGTCCTCGCCCGCCTCCTGGAGCGCGAGCGTAGGGAAGAGCGACTTGACGCTCGTGAGCTTCAGCGAGGGACGTTCGACGCTCCAGATGTTCTTGATGCGATCGAGCGGGATGGGCGCCGTCACGCCCAGGCCCATCGCGTGATCCAGGCCGGAGACGGTTCCGGACTTCACGTTCACCCGGTTCGGGCCGGTGGTGAAATGCACGGCTCGGACCGGCAAGCCCTGGATGTCCACCTGGACGAGGAAGGGGTACTGCGCCGTCAACGCGAGATCGAGCGGGCCCGTCGCGACCTGGGTGCGGCCCTCCCACTGGGTGACCCAGTCGCCTTGCGATTCCCATGCGCCCGCGGCCACGGCATCATCAATCTCTTTCAGGGTGCCGACTCCGCGATAGACGATGACGGGGCGCCCGGCCTTGACGCGCCCGTCGTAGACCTTGGACTCTGAGCCCTTGGAGATCTGGACGAGCCCGGTGACGGGAACGGAGGTCCGCTTCGGCAGACTCGCGACGGTACCGATCCGCTCGTGCTCGCCGTGCCCCTGGCGGATGCAGATCGGGCGGCCGTTCTTGGTGATCCACCGGCAGTCGGCATCCGCGGCTTCCGCCAGGGCAGGCGCGAGCGCTCGGCCGCGGGGCGCCCCGATGTCGGTGATGTCCTGCACCTCCGCTTTCGGGAACCGCTTCATGAGGTCGATGGCCTCGGTCGCGGGCCGATCGATCCGCAGCACGGTGACGGCCTGCGTGGGATCGTCCTGGGTGAACCGCACCCAGCGATGCGTGCCGTCGAGGATGTAGTGATCGCGGGAGACCACGAGCGGCTTGGTCATGTTCTCGCGCTGCATCTGCGCGACCTGCTCGGGGTTGTAGTGCGC